TACCCCACCTTCCCCAGGTCTTCTTCTACGATTTATGGTAGAAGGGTTCGTTTCGAATGAAACTATTCAGATCATCAGGGAATTCTTTACCCTGCGCCTGAAAAACGGGCACATATTCTGTGCTAGGAGTAGTGGTAGTAGTTAAACTAGGATACTCAGTACTCTTGGGCCGATTGTCCCGACTCATTCCGCCAACATATCTTGTTAGCTCACTCAACTGTTTCTGCAAGTTACGAATAACATCCGAATCAGTTGCGGCTTTGGCAGCCTCTTCAATGAGGTCAGTTCGTTCTTTAACTTTAAGAAAAGAAGCGTCGACTTCAGCAAGAAGAGCTGCATTGCAAGCAGTGACGAAAATGGCACAGTATGGAGGTCCAGAATTTGGAAGCACTCCATTTTTAAGCACTGTAACTATACATGGTTGTGATCCACCATTTGTAGTCACGGCAAACTGTAAACTAACTGATTGTGCAGTTAGAACACCAGCTTGAGGGGCGTTATAATAAACGTTATCCCCGCCGGTGTCATCCAACACTCCGTTCACAACAGAGACATCGGGTACAACAAGCGCTCCTGTTGCGGCTGTTCCGCTCCAAACAAGAGTGATAAACCATGCCTGAGGATTAACGTTATTTATAAACGAAATCGTGCATGGAACATTTACATTGTTTGTTCCCTGATCGAGAACAACAAGAGGCGTGTTGTTTTTATAGTTGTGCCTCACGGCAGTTCCTAAGGGTTGCACTCCTTGAGTGTAACCTGTTCCAATGGCATAGAAAGTTGGTGTAACTCCCAAACCATCAGATATTCTGGGCTTGTACAAAAGAACTTCATACGTGACCCACAACTCAGAGATGTCAGCATTTTCCGCTGGAATACCTTCTGAGGCAATATGGACAGATCCCATATCATACAAACGTTGATCAGCTCCTTCAACTTCAGTTGAGTTGGCTGCGATGTACAAATGGGTATCAGCATCAAACTTCCGCTCACATTCTATTGGCATCAAACTGCTCAAAGATGGTTTCGCATCAGTTGAATACTCCATGTTCTCCAGATGTGTTTTATCTGGAGGAGGAATGGCATAGACGTTGTAGTCAGTTGCCATCATAACCGACCCAAGTGATAGGGTGGTTGAAAGTTCAGAAGAAATTGTTTTCAATTCAACTAGGCATCCAGTCAATCGGTACTCTTGATAATTTAAAGCTACATTAGCCAACCAAGGTCCAAAACTTTTATTGCCCGGATTGATGCGAACTGACTCAATTGTGAAAACAGTTGAAGTCGTTCCTGCAGCAAAACTCCCTGACTTTATGTTCTTAATGAACTCCCTGTGGCGAACCACAGTGGCTTCTCCTTTGCCGACATTAGCAACGGAGGGAACATCGCCAGCTATTGTGACGTGTTTCATCAGTGAATTCTTTTTCACTGGTTTGCCTATGTTGTAGGCGCCAGATCCGCTTATAACGCCATCCGACATTTCTCCACCAACATTCCCGCTCCACCATGAGTCGGGACCACCCCAACGCATTCCGCCTGTTATGCGGTATGCCCCACTACCTTTAGCAGCAGGACCCTTACCAGCAGCACCTCCTCTGTGGGCGCCGCGAGTGCGGGTGTTCTTGGGTGGGCAACAAACCACCACTGGCATTGTCCGGGACCTCGCCCGAACTCGAGGTTTCTTTCCGCCCGTCTTGGGGGATTCCTTCTTTTGTCCTGACATTGTCAAAACATTCATATATTGTTCCAACCTCCGTACCTTCAAGTCCAGCCATCCAGGCAAGGCACTCGTACTTAGTAGGAACGCCTGCCGCAACCGCAGCTTCTATCGCTGGGGTGCGTGTACTGAATGGTAGCTTCAACATATATGAATAACACTCCGCGAGCATTTCAAACTCGTCGTGAGGTGCTGACATTAATAGCAAGGAAAGACTCTTCATTAGAGAATCATCATCAGTCATGCCCTGTTCTATAACATAGGTGAAACTGGCAATTATCCTATCAATAGGATACATCGGAACCCACGAGTTCCGGAAGCGTTTAAAACGAAAACCTAAAAACGAATGATCTTCAAGATCACGCGATACGACAAGGGGGTCTAAAACTAACCCGAAATCCAAGTACGCATTGCGAAAGGTTTCTTCCCAATCGTCTGGGGTAAAATGGGGAAGAGCCATAACTCCGTCATCGCCAAAAAGTGCTGCAATGATTTTGAGTATCAACTCCTTGTTCGGTCCAAAGATTTTGCAAAGGGCGTAAGCCAATATGATGATATGAGCAATAATATTGTCATTCGTAGTTCCAACATTACCAGAATTATTTCCGTTCTCTTTAAGAACAACAGAACCATCCGGCAAAACCAGAAAAGATGATAAAATATTCTCTATAACCCAATCCATAT